AGTTTTCGGCTTGTGCCCGTGACGGTACCGACGATCTCCATGGGTTGGCCGTCCACAACTACAACCGCAGGGTTTGCGCCCCGCTGGTGCTACTGACATCTGTTGTCCGTTCCTCTCCATTGCCAGCCACCGGCCCGCGCGTAGGCGAGCACGGTAGCCGTGAAATCCGCCTCCGTGATCGCCGCGAAGTACCGCTCACGGTTCGATACCGTCACTGGACCATGTCCCCGAGCACGGCGTCTTCTAACGTCATCTGATACCCGAGTGTGTCGTCGGGGACGCCCCATTCTTCGCGGCGCTTTTCCATCAGCACCTGGTACCGTTTGTACGCATCTGACTTGTGTTGACTGAATCCTAACCCTTTACACCAAAAATCGTTTCGCAAAAGGGACTTACAGACCCTGCGCCAGGACGGGGCGAGACGCTTCGCCTCCAACGCGTACGGCACCTCATCCGGGATGCCATCCGGGTAGCCACGCGCGACCCACCACCGTTGGAACATGAGTATCTTGTCGGCGTAGTGGCGTTCCGCCGCTGGCGGCATAGACCTGACCAGCAGTTCGGCGAACGACCGCCACGTGTGCCCGGCCGGTTTACTGATCCGCCGGTAGCCGTTGATGTTCCCCCACTCCTGCACATACAAGGCGCCGCTGTTCGCGCCGTTCACCCGCGCCACAACCCGCGACCATGTTTCCGGTTCGATCAGGTGGAACAGCCACAGCCCGCGCCGCTGATCATCCCCGTACGGCTGGCAGATCCGCATCAGATTGATGGACAGCCCCGCCTTCCCCATCAAGTCATACAGATGGTTGTACGGCTTGTCAGGGTTCTTGCCGTGGTACGTCCAGATATCGGCCGTTTTCCAGTCGTAGATCGGGTACACGTTGAAAACGTTGTCCGTGACTTTCGACGTCCACTGCCGGCCGTGTAGCGTTTCCTTGCTGGTCGACGCGATCGTCCGGAACCGGTTCAACGACTCGTCCGTGCGGATACCCACCAAGCAGGCCGTCCGCTCACCCTCCGCGTAATGCTCACCAAAAAGAGGAACGAACTCTTCGAATTCCATTCCGGGCTGGAACCAGTTGAAGAAGCCGGGATCAGTGATTGACATCGGGTCGGGCTCACGTATCCACACGTCGCGCTTGGCGGGGTCCCAGCACAACCATTTCGGTTCGTAGACGCTGACCGCGTTGCGTAGTGCGATCGGTATCGCGCACCAGTACGGGTCAATCACATCTTGGTACATATCGTAACAATTTCGGGCATGCTGCATAGTCAGGGTAAACTGGCCCTCCAAATCGACCAGAAGTACCCCAATACGGCGCTTTCGGCGCCTAGCCTCGTCAGCGACGAGGTGAAGCATGACAGTACTGTCCTTTCCGGCCGAAAAGGACACGTACACCTTATCGAAGTTATCGAACGTCCAAGAGATGCGCTCTTGGGCAGCCGTATACACGTCCATGCCGAGGCGGCGCTTGGGCATCAGATGACCTCCCGGAAGTTGATGTAGGCGAACTCGCCCCACGTCTCTAGCGCGGCGGCATCATAGGCGCGAGCTGCTGACTCTTCATCACGAAACCGACCGAGCGTGCGGTGCCCACTCGGGGTACCGATCTGAGCCATCCAACGACTGTGGCTCTTATCCCAAGTGACGCCCTTGAACTGGCTGGACCGCCGCGCATAGGGCAACTGTCGGTTCGCTGCGTTCTGCGAGTAGGTCGCGAACCGCAGATTGGATCTCTGATTGTCGAGGCCGTCACCGTTGATGTGGTCAACGGTCATGCCTTCCGGCGCTGGCATGAGGAACTGGTGTAGGTGTAGCAGGATCTGCTTACCCCGTTTCCCTTCGGGATAGACCGTTCGGCAGACGTACACCTGACGGGCATCGCCACGGTTCGTGCGGGTACGCCAACGGAACTGACTTACCTGATCGTAGTCTTCGTCATCCACGATCCCGACTAGCCCTAAGTCGGCAGCTAGTTGCCCGCCCAACGGTATCTGTCGCATCAGGTGGCCTCCCCGAATAGTGCGTACTGCCGTGACTGTGGGCTGTTGGCCGCGACCCATTCGGCGATGACTGCGTCGGCAGCAGCATTCGCGCCGTACTGCTCGCCGTCGTCGAGTTCGTGCCAGCCGAGGCGGGTGGTTTCCTCCGGTGACCCGGTGGCGAGGAAGCATCCGGCGTGCCCGATCCATGCCCGCTGGTTCAACCCGGGTGTCGTGAACGCGACGGCGCAGGACCGGGGCCACTCGGTTAGCGCCCGCCGCATCCCTTCAGTGAACGCGTCAGGGTCGGCCATCAACGCCTGCGACGCCTCTATGAAGGCTTGCCGCTCGGGTAGCGCAGGGATATGCCACATTCCCCCGTCCGGCTGGTACTCCTCCAGTTCGGTCCACGGGTAGTGCACCCGTACCGGTGCCAGGTCGGGGTCGCCGATCTCATTCCGGTTGAACATCGACGGCCTCCGGTTTCGCGGCGCGCTGCATCGTGAAATATCTGCCGCGAGTGCCGGTCTCGGCGAACCCGAACAGCAGAAACAACTCCCGGCCGCGTTCCGTCGCCGTCGCTCGCAGTTCCCGCTCGGTACCGACACTGGTCAATGCTTGATGCAGCAGAGCGCACCCGATCAGCCGGCCACGCCCAGCCGGGGTGACATACAGGGAGCAGACCTCAGTCGCGCGTACACCGACGATGCCCTGCACGTCGCCGCTCTCCTCTATTGCGACGAACCATTCCTTGTCGTCATCATCCCAGACGGGGGAGCCGAGCTCGGCGACGATCTCCCGGCGGGACAGGAACGGGCCGACCGTCTCGTAGAACTCCGGTGTTTTGTTCGTCATCCGTTGAATGGTGAACGGCAGTACTTTGTGCGTCCCGGCGTACCCGGCGTCACTCATCGTTGATTGACTCGTACGGGGCGTCCTGGCCGTCCACGTCGAGCACAGCTTCCCAGGCCTCCGTGAACTCATGGTCGGCGAAAGCCTCCGCAAGTCCGGTGATTTGGGCTAAACGTAGTATTTCGTCAGGATCCATCCCTAACTCTTTGCCGATCTTCTTATCCGTCCAATTCCTCCTTTTTAAATCCAGCACGATGTCTGACATGGCGATGACGGTGTGTTTGCCGCGTGCGCGGTTGTGGCGGATCGTGGACGCCATGCGGTCGCCCTGGTCGACCCGGTCGGAGCGGATCTGCACGACGGGTAGGTGGCCGTGGAGGCGGTCGTGAATGTCGGGGTATTCCTTCCCGACGCGGTTTCGGTGGAACCCGTCGATCACTTCTAGGTGGTCGTCTTCTAGGTTCGAGACGATCGGCTGGGTCATTCCGTCCGCGTCGATAGACAGGCGGAGTAGCTCCATCTCTGGTGGCGCGACTTTATTCGGATTATAACTATTCGCCTGAACTGTCCCCATTGGTACCCATCGCACGAAATCCACTGGTTCCCCGGCATACGGGGATGCGTCGTGGATCAACGCCCGCATCTCGTTCAACGCCGTGGTGCGTTCCTCTACGGTGAGTGTGTCCGCTAGTTCCTCCGCGATTACGGCTTGCAAGGCGGCGAGGTTTTCGGGGCGCATCTACACGGCCTTCCGGATGGGCATGATGATCTGCGTGGCGGGTTCCTTCGGTGCGCCGATCCCGACAGGCGCCTTCGCTGATTTTTGCGTGAACTGGATCGGGTCAGTGTCGGCGGCTGCGATAGCGGCGAGCAGGAAATCAGCGGACACTACCCATTCCAGGGGTTCCGTACCGGTGTAGTCGGTGAGGGGGCAGGGGACGGCCGAGTCCCCGGAGTGGGCGGACACGGCGCGTACGAGTAGCTCGTCGGCGGTGACGGTGAGGAGGAGGTGCCGGGCCCCGGTATCGGTCACGTCCGCGACCGTAACGGCCTGTTTGATCGCGGTGGTCAGGTCGTCCCGGTCGAACACGTACGTGACCCCCGTGTCGGGGTTGACGCCGTCGAACAGTGGCCGCCACGCCACCCACCCGCCGCCCCGCGACGCGGACAAGGCCGTCGTGATGACAGTGGTGCCGTCCGTCAGGGACAGGCGCGAGTCGGACGCGCCCAACGTGACCGTGTCCCCGGCGAGGCCACGGGTCACGGCGAGCAGTTTCGCGGCGGGGGTGAGCACGAACTGCGGAGCGTCAATGCTGGCTCGTGTCCAGGGGAGTAGCGCGGTGTGCAGCCGGTACTTGTCGGTCGCCACGATGTCGAGCGTGTCGCCGAGTCCGAGGTGGATGGCGTGCAACGGAATGTCGATGCTCACCTTGTCGGACGCGGCCGGGGCGACCCTGTCCACCGCGTCCATGAACGCCTGAGTGTCGACAGTGCCGACTGTGGGCAACTGTCCGGGGGAGGCGGGGAACGCGTCAGCGGTCATCAACGGCAGCCGCCACACGGCTTTCCCGGCGCTGACGGTGAGCCTGCCGTCCTCCGTGGTGAGAGTAACGGTCGCCGCACCGACCACGGCCAGAATCTGGGAGAGCAACCGGTGGGACACGAGCGCCACCCCGGGCTCCTCAACCCTCGCGTTCACGCGGGTGGTGACTTCCGCTTCGTAGTCGAACCCCCGCAGCACAACCGTGTCTGTCTCGTCCCCGGCAGTGATCAGCACCCCGGCGAGGATCGGCATCGCGGGTTTCCCCGAGATCGCAGGTGCGCACGCTTTCACCCCGGCGAGGATCGCCGACGTAGGGCAGGTGAGCAGCATCAGTGGACATCCTGAACGTTCATGTACTCGAACGGCGCGGGGCCTTCCGGAACCATGGGGTCGAGGTAAGCGTAGGCACCCTCATGGGTGACCGTGCGGCACGGCTCCATTGTGCAAGTCCGCAGGGCTGTACGGCCGTGGGCCTGCTCATGCAGAGAATTGATCGCATCCCAAAGTCGAGACTCATCCATCGTTGTCGGTCCTTCCGTGTTTGCGGGAAAGTTTCCAGCCAGCAGCAGCGGCTTCTATCGGGAAGTCTTCGCACCATTCGTTACAGTTGTTGCACAGTAGGACTATGTTCCCTGGGTCTGTGATGCTGCCGCCTTGTGCCCTGCTTCTCAGTTCATGCCCGTGGATCACCGATTCATCCGTCTGCCGACAGCGCACGCAGTACACGCACCCGGCGTGCTCGATCTGAGTTGCCTTAATCGCGCCAATCACTTTCGCCCGGGTCTGGTTCTCTCGCTGTCTCTTCGCTGACGCTGCCTTGAGCGGTGTGCGGGTGATCAGCCGGGCCGTGGATCTGAGCGGTGTCTTAGCTTTGAGTGGCGTCAACCTTCGGAGCGGACCGCCTCTCTTCACTCCAAGATCCTAACCGTGGCCGTGACTAGCAGTTAATAGCTTCTCGGTTGGGTTCCATCCCCCACAGAAGCGGCAGTAAGCCCAAGACGCCCCGTCTACTTTCATGACGCGGCGGATCTGATGCTGGTTGTAACCCGCCGTAGGGACGTCCTCCCGCCACGGCATAGCGGTCGGCATGTCGTAGCCGTTGAACGGATGCCACTTCACGGAGTCCCATCCAACCCGAGTGTCCGAAGCTCGGCCCTGAAGGTGGCCCCCGCTGTACGCGAGCATTCAATTTCTGTTTCGATCACTCGGATGCGTGACTTCAGGATCTTCACTAAGGCCTCCGCGACGAGCGCGTCCCCCTCCTGCCTTTCAGCGGCGAGACGCGCAGTATGTTTTCTCATTTCCATAGCCCCGTCGGCAGCGAGGAACGCGCGGGACTCGGCTACTGACGCGGCGTGGCGCTTCTCAACTGCGTCGCGTTCCGCTTGCCCGTAGGCGCGGACCTGATCCCGGAGTTGCACGGTCAGTTCGCCGAGATGCTGGACGACTTCCAGGGGAGTGGACGGGACGGTCATGGTCGTTCCTTGTCGAACGCGACGGCCCGGATCGTGGACACCGTCTTCTCGGCGCCACGGTAGGACTCCAAGTCAGCAACTGGCGCCAAGTCAGCTATGGCGGCGCTGTAGTTGACGCTGCCTTTCCGGGGTGAATGGGTGACACTCACACCTGCCCCACGTGTGGGGCGGCCGTCAGCGAGCTTCAGGACCGTGTCCCGGGCCGTCGCGGCGACACGCTCAGCGGCCTTCAACTCGACGAGCGCGTCAAGGTAGTCGGTCGCAGCCAGTTGCCACTCCTCGTCGGTGCGTTGATCCACCAACGGGGCGAGGTACGGGGCGGACCGTTCCGGGTCGCCGACGATCCAGTCGACTTCTTCCATGAACGCCACGAACGTGTCCAGCACGGATGGCAGCCACAGGGGGTCATGCTCAACCCGTGACGGGATCGCGCCTGTCGATCGCTTCCAGACAACTAGGTCACCATACTTACGGCCAGTGCATTCCAGTTGGACCCGGATCTGCGCCTCATAGTCGGGTCGCTGGTCAACGTGCATGTACCGGGCACGCTCCGGAGGACATTTTACTTCAAGCACTCCATCGTCACCTATAAGAGCGTCCGGCGTCGCACTCAGCCATGGGTAGTCCGGGTGCACGAACCCTGCCTGGTAGCCGTGGGTGAGGACACCGCGCAACCGTTCGTAGTCGGTGATCGCATCCAGTTCGTGATCAAGCCCATACTGGGTAATGGCGTTTCCCCGGAATTCGCGTTCCGCGCCGAGTCGCGCCCGGACTACCGCTCGGAGTACGTCAGCCCGCGACTGATACGGCGACAAACCTAAGATGCCTCCGACCTTCGATGCGGTGATCACGTCCCCGACGGACCCTTCAACGCCGTCAGCTTCTCCGTGTATGCGGCTCGTAGCTCTTGTCGGTCGACGCTTTTCAACGTGGCAGCGGCGACCATGGCGCCAGCGTCCGACAAGTTCTCAACGGTGATGGCTGCGGCTATGGCAGCGTGGTACGGCTTAGCGTCCTCGTACTGGCCAACATCCTCTTGCGG